CCCCCCCATCAGTACAACAAACAGAAACAAGCGCCCCTCACTAATGCTACATAGTGAGGGGTGCTCCCTATTCGCCCACAATAACCACAATACCCCGACCCGGCACACCCTACACCCAGGACACAAACCGCGCAACCCTTTGACCCACCAGCGGAAACAGAGACACCCAAGGCCCCACCGCGAACGCAGCACACGGCCACGATCCTCCAGGGCGACCAAATCAGCTAGGGGCACTCGCATACGGTTGCTCTTGTCCTGGTGTGAGCGGCCCTCTCACCTCAAAGATCTAGCAACGTATCACCACACCCTAATAACACAAAAACCAGGCCACAGCCGGAGCACAACATCACGGTAACAATCTACCACCCCAGTGTGGGCAACACCACACCCCAAAACACTGTTACCGGCTCGACAACCACCACACACCTCGCCTATAATAGAATCATCAGCCCAACACACGGGCACAAACCAATAACCACCATTTAGGGGAGGCAACAAACCATGAACACCACCACCGCAGCCACCGAAAACAAGAACCTCACCCACCTCAACGTTGGGGACATCGTATGCTCCACCTACGGGTACGGACTCTCCCCCGTACAATTCGCCGTCATCACCCACACCACCGATAGGAGTGTATACTACCAAGAAATCAGCCGCGAAACCGTAGACGGCGAATGGATGGACTACTACGCCGTACCTAACCAGGAAGACTATAAGGCCGTCATGGAAACTATCAACAACAGCACACCCAAAGAAATCATCAAGGCCAGCCACCGCAAAAACATCTACTACAAAAACCGTAAAAACCAGCTCGTCCCCAACGACGGTATCAACTCCAAAACCGGGGAATACTACACCGCCTGGAAAGGCCAACCTGTACACGGCAACTGCGACTAACACACACTAAAAACAAAGCCCCCTGATGTAGGAAACACAACCTACACAGGGGTATTATTATACCCACCAACATAAAGCAAGCATAGTAGATAACCAAGAACACAACATAAGCCGAACCTAAGACCCCACAGCCAAAGAGCAATACGCGCGCGAGCGCAATCCCATCCGGCAACTTCGCCCGCAGGATCACACAACCACCAACACCACAAGCAGTAAAGAAAAGCAGCACCACAAACCTCACAATCAACCCTAGTAAGTCTTACGCGCGAGCGCCCGCACCATAACACCCGGCCAAACACCAAACACGACAGGCCAAAACCTAACAGAAGCGAATACTGGCACAGCACCAACAACCCGACCCATACAGAAACCCCAACCAACATGCGGGCGGACACAATCATAAACCAACTCCGTACCGACAACCCGAAGACCACAGGAACCACAAGAACCACTAAACCGCGCTCGCACACTACTCCCAACACAAGGTACCCAACCCCAAGAACATGCGGTTAATACCATAAACCACACCAAAAGTCAAACCCACCACCAAACATAACAACAAAATTTAGAACAACTTGACAAAACACCGCAGACATGGTAAAGAATAAAAACAAGGACAACCCAGGCGGCAACCATACCCATAATAATGCCGCAGCTCACAAACACTAAAGAACCACACTCTACTAGAAAACCAATCAGCACAACCGCTCAAAGCGCGCCCCACACAACACACCAACTCATCCGCGAACGTAAAGAGACAGCAGTACGATCATACCCAAAGCTTCGAACAGCAAAATCTACCCAAGCCCCACGATAAGCGACCAGGCCAACAACATAGAACACCGCCAGCACACTGAAGTAAACGGCAACCGATCAAACCTAAAACCCATCCATATAGGAAACCCTTGTACGCCAGACAAGCTAAGGTACCAATCACAAAAGCACCCCAACAGGTGCGCGCCGCAAAACTCAACCACCCAAGACAAGCGCCACAGTAGCAACACGATTACACCAGCCACAAACCTACCCACCACACAAAGCACAATACATAACACAACACCACCCAAAAGTCAAACAAAGTTACAAAAATAACAAACATGTGTAACATAAGATTGACAAAAGTTACACACTATGCCACAAACCCCAGCAACATACACTAGGGGTCTCAACCGCGCCAGGGCTGAAACCATCCAACAAACCAAGACATCATAAAACGTACACACCAAAACTTTGTGCCTGATCACTGCACGCTTATAGCAGCCAACAAACCACCTCACCATAAGACCACAAAACAAGGCCCACGCCGAGCAAACACTACACCCACCACGGCCACCTTCCAAAGTACAACCGCCCGCGCTCGCAGCACACACCCACCAAACAGCAGAACACTAAAGGAACCATAAACCCAAGACACCAAAGAAAACAGAAGAACATATACCACACCAGCACACAAAAGTCAAACACACACCCCAACATGACACAAAAACAGCAACAAACAGCAGTAGACTTGACAAAACATCAAAACTATGGTAAACACCTAGTATAGAAAGAGAAGCACCAGGATGCGGTTGTAACTCGACGCCGAGCAACACACGAAGAGACTACCTACTCACTGCGAGCGCAGCAATCGCTAAGGAGCTGCGCAGCACCAGTACGAACCATGAGCTACCGCGCTCGCACACGTAAAGCGTACTACTGACAACCCTGCGCGTCTTGTGTATAGTTTTTTGATCGCGCCCGCACACTGACACACCAATCGGACACACCCAGACAAACAACCAGCAACACCCAGGCCGGGGTGCCACAAAAGCCCTGTGACAAACCAAACCCCAGCTAGATCACTACACCCATAACCAATAAGCACACCGGGCTTACAGAAAGGTAACCTAGCAAGCACCAAAGAAGGAACAGCCCTAAGCGTCCAAGCGGCAAGAAACATGCACACCCACCACCCAATACGTAGATCGGCACTAGCACAAACCTGATGCTTGCGCCCGTAAGCGGCACATGGTGACTCTAGAACAAACAAGCTTAGACAATAACCGCCCCGCGCTACCCTACAAACAAACGTAAGCGTCAAGGAGATAAGCAACCTGTAAGCCTCGGCACCTTAAAACCTTTGCCACGGTTAGAACGAATCAAAACAGATAGCACAAAAAAGGCAGGAGCCTCCACTATCACACGTAAGAGACCCCTACCCAAATTATTTATTCATAACCGACCAAAATCTAGGCACTAGACTTCTTCCAGATCACATGAGAACACCATATGCTCATCGTCCTCATCATCAAGCACCAGGGAAGACACACGCAACCCGCCAATCACCTTGCCCTCAAATGATTCCGCAAGGTGTTTTGACATCTTCCTAAACCACGACGAATAAACACCATCCGGGTCTATGAGCTCACCCTCACCATTTACCTCAGGTGCCTCCCAATCAAGTTCAGGCCACGACACAAAAGGCGTATACACCACAGGCTGCCGCCCATACAAACCCCGATCATCGCTCTCAACCTCCACCAGGCTAAAAACACCAACACTATCATAGCGCGCAGTCAAAGCACCCGATACCATCAGTACATCACTCCTGAAATATTCTCTACTAGCTTTCTCTTACAACTCCAGTTTACCACAGCATGAAAAACAAAACCTGATAATCGCATGTAACCTTCAACACAAACAAAGTACCACAGAACCGTGAAATCAACTGAACACCCAAAACCGCCACCCAACTATCACACCAGGCCAACCAACAAACACAAGCGCTGACCCCCACTCACAGCACCAGCAGACCAACCCGCACGAAGACACGATCACAACAAACTATGCTTATCCGCGAGCGCCACCGCACACACCCTAAAATTCCCAAGGCGCTACAATCTACATACGCACAGGAAAACCACCACACCCAACCACAAGAGGAACATCTCAATCCCAGGCGCTCGCGGCCAAAAACCACAACCCAAGACACAGAAAGGAAAACCCAGCAACCACAAAATCACCTACGACGCGCTCGCAACCACAAGCACCCTACACAAGAACATATAAAAGAAGCGGGACCCCAGCAAACCAAGTGTTCACCAAGGCCCCGCCACCACAAAAGCACACTATTGTTTAGTCGTTGATCTTCTGCGTCGCCTCATGCTGCTCCAACAGCTCACGCACCTACTCCGCCATAGGCTCCGTAGCAGGCACAAGCCTCACAGTGCCAGCATCAAAAGGTAAAGACCCATATAGGAAACGTGCATACTCTAATACAGTATCCTCATTCACCTGCAAAGGGTACTTGTGAACCCACATCCACCGGGCATTATCTAGCAAATCCGAGCAATCCGGCTTATGTCCGTGAACAGAAGCAACATCAAACACCCGACTCACATCATCCCCGCCAGCCAAGTTAACACTATCAGGCTCATCGGTGAACCAACGCCAACCAACCGTTACAGAACACGTACTCGGATCTTCCAGCTTATCCCTCCAAGAGCGTGACGGCTCAATATAAAAACTCGACACACAAAACTCAGGCACATCACGCACAAAAGAGCCCACAAAACCCCGAGTCTTCTCAAGGCTCGCTAGAATCTCCTCCAACGTCTGCCCCACCGGCTCCGGAGAATCGCCAGGATAACAATCCCCAGGCTTAGGATCAGGCTCATCAACCAACAGAAAATACTGACGATCCGACATAACAAGCTTCCTTTCTCAAAAAAAACAGTTCACATAAACTTCTCAAAAACAGATACCGCAACAACGCCGCAGTATCCCCTATCTCTAAACATCACCATCATACCACCAAAGAGCAACACCACACAAGGAACAAAAACACACCATCAGAGGAAGAACCGCGCTCGCATTAATGACACACAAAAAAGGCCACGCGACACATAAGCCCCAAGCCCTAAAACAGAGTACCCCCGCACCTAAACACAAGCACCACAGCACACAACCCGCAAGAAATAAACTTATCAGGTCACAAGCAAAACCAGAGCCCAGAAATAACAACATCAGCCACCAACGACCACCTAAACAGCAGAACATATAAAAGAGTACCAATTTAAAAACATCCATCACGTTCTACCCCTGGGGCAAAATGAATCTTACTACCCCCAAAACCCCACCAAATCAAGGAACATTAAAAACAGTGAAAAAAGTCACAAAAAACTAATTGGTACCATCTAAAAACATAAACCCCATAAGCACAAGCCAAAATACCGTGACCAACATCACATAAAAACCTTGGAAACACCAGAGAAGACACGAGCACCACAGAAAAACACCCAAGAATCAAAACCACCAAAACATTACGGACACCACACCCAAAGAGACAAACAACACACCACGTAACAACTAGACAAACACACCAAAGTATGCTACACAACACCCAATAACCAAAGAACACCAGCACAAAAGTAACCAACACCACAAAAATCAACGTACCGCAGCCACTAAAGACACACCAAAGCCCCCAGGAACACAAGCCACTACCACACATTAACACAAAAATCAACCCCAACACACGAGACAAAAATCACAACGTGACAACAAACACACACGTGAGAAACAACACACCCCAAAAACCTTGACAAACAAAAAGACATATGACACCCCAAAAAGACGACCCCAAACCAATGCAACCTACCGCAGCTTAAGTGTCCTGACTTCCACGGGCGGCCCGGCTGACGTGACCGCTCTCTATATTGCTGTTGTACTGATGTGTTTACGCGGGCAACTTTACTGTAGTGTTCGTATGTGTTTACTGTGGTGTCTTACGTAGCTTTCGGTTGTGGTAGTTTTGGTGTTGAGGTCTTTTGTGGCTTCGGTTTCTTGGTTTGGACTACACTCTTTGCGGCTGTGGTGTATTGCTGTTTTCCCTTGGTGTTTGCGTTGGTGTGCGGTAGGGGGTTTCGGCTAAGACTATAGACCGCTTGCGGGCTATGGTCTTAGCCGCTTTTGTAGCTTTTGCTTCATTGTTCTGGTGTGTTAGGTTTTTGTCTGTATAGAGTCTGCTTTGTCTTAGGTCTATAGTTGTTGCGTTGTTGGCTCCTTATGTGTGCTCTAGTGTTCGTGTTCTCTCGCGTAGTGTGTGTCGATCTCCTTCTTTCTTACGTTAGGTGCTCCCCTTATTCTTACTACTGTCTTCTTCCTGTACGTATCCTGATGCTGTACATGGTGTGGTTATGTCTTGTGTTACTGTAATGGTCTTACTTGTTAGGTCTTTCCTGTGGCGCTCTTCTGTGTGTACTTTCTTATCTGTGGTCTTCTATGTTCCTACTGTGTGTCTTACTTCCTGCCTCTCCTCTATCCTATTGCTGTGTCTTGAGTTTTCTCTTACGTTCTCTATGGTTCTTCCTGTGTGTCCTTTTTCTCTACCTGTGTAGTGTTGGTCTGCGTTATACTTCTCCCTTGTGCTACTCCTTGTAATTCGTTTATCCTGTCTCTAGTTGTGATCGTGTATTACTCTAGTGGTTCTGTTTTACTTGTCTAGTGTCTTGGATTTTGTCTTCTGCTTTCTATCCTTTTTCTTGCGCCTGTTTGTCTTGTTTTTGTGTTTGTGGTTTTGTTGTTTTTATTTATTTTTGTGTGGGTTTTATTTGGTTTGGTGTTTGATACTTTTTTGGTGGATTTTTTGTGGCTGGCTTGATTTTGTACGATTTTTTATCTAATTCACCCAAAAATATGTGTATTTAGCATTTTCTGGTGATAATTCCGGGCAACTTTAAAAACATTACTCTACGACAAAGCGGCAGAAACACCGTTCCAGGATGCTCTATAAGGGATGTGAGCCGCTTTCATAAGCTTTATGAATAATCCACCCACAGGAAGGGTTGAGGCGCTTAGAGAGCCATCTAGCGCCTCTGATAAATACCAAGACCCAGAACCAATATTTTACAGAGCACTTGCTTTACCTCTAAAGTTCACCCAAGCACGGCCTAGATAGAACATCTGTAACCCCTTCAAAACAGGATCATGACCCAATGTCTCTATACTACTATGCCGCGCCTTATAGCACTGAAAATTCTAAACCTTCTCTACGTGAAAACGGTATTTGCAACTACTTTAGGACTTGTGACTTCACCTTTGGGTATCAACGTGAAATCTACACTCTAACGCCCATACATCATTACCTTTGTGGTTCTTCATCCGTGAGCGCCATAGTTATGTCTTTGTTGAACATATGGTCTTGCTGTCCGCTAACCATACTTCATCCCTATTTCTGAGGCGTAGTCATTCTATCTAAGGTACGTTCTAAGACACGTTTTCTCCTTGTAATAAACAGGGTTACTTACCTGTTGTTATCCTCAAAACCTAGAAACAAAAACCGTTCTACTCACCTTCGTAGTGATCGCAGCTGTCGTATACTGCGGCAAGCAGCAGAACAATCACATGAACACATCATTGTCCTCGGATGGCTTCTAAGTCAATAAGTTCGCCTATCATCCTCATGGGGTATATTCGTTATGTGCCACACTAACGCATGATGATACTACGACGCTACAGCAGCATTAGTTACCAGCCGCCACACGCCACTTTACCCGTATTTCACGAGAACATCCGCCCCTCAATAACCTATTTACAGTCATAACCGCAAATCCCGTAAAGCTGCTTTCCTAATGCCACACCACAGACATGACACATCCCCTAAGGCTTCTCAGCTATTCTTCTATAGATGTTTCTTGACACGAAATCTTCAACACAAGACACTATCCAAAACACACATTACGCGCAGATTGCTTTACCCAGAAGTACTGACGTTTGTCCGCGAGCGCCACCAAATGGTTTACCTCCCTGAATGACGCGCGGAATGCGTAGTATCCTTCTCGTGACACCCCTCACCTACGATCTTCTATCCCCGGCGGAATGCCTGCACTTTTGCGTACGTTACCGAGAACTAATCATGTATTTTGCTATGAAACACATCTAGTTACCGTTGGCTGCTCTGGCACTTGTCCTTCTAAAACATATGTTAGCTTACCTACGTAACCCTATGGTGTAAGTAGTTGCGCAGCTGTGCAATCCCTCCCCTCTTTAGTGTTTTCCCTTTATTAGTGGATGTGTCGTTTTCGTAAAATGATTATTATACGTCAAGTCATGAAAACATTCAGCTAGGGTTTCGTGGCTTCTGTCTGATGTATTCCGGCAATGTGTTTTATGGTTGCGAGCGCCACCTGGTGCTTCTGGGCGGTGGTAAGTTATGTCTTGGTGGCGTGTTTTGAGGTGTAGTTGTCTCTAGGGTTTAGGTGTATCTGCGGGGTCTGCTGTGTTTTATAGTGCGCTATGAGAGGTTCTAAGGTTAGTTTTCTGGTGGGTGTTTCTCACATTCGTACTGTGTCGCTTACGGCTTGCAGTACGGTTATTGGGAAGGTTACTGGGTTGTGTTTGGTGCTCATGTTTAGTATTTTCTACACATGTCTTACGTATCGGTTGGTTCGATCGTGTTACTGGTATGGTTTGAGCGTCATTCGTGTTATCCCCTGTTGTTGGGTTATTCATGGGGCTTGGCGCACGGTTTTATTTATGGTATTTATTTCTAGGTTTCTTGGTACTCGGTATAGTACAGCGAGCGCCTTAACCTTTTGTGTTGGTTGTGCGCTCGCGGTAAGTTGTATTTTGTTATTGTGTGGATACGGTTTATAGGGTGTTGTATGGTTGTGTTGGTTGAATGGTTTCTGTGTGGCTGGTGGCGTCTACGAATTGGCATCCGACGGTTCTGTTGTAGAAGGCGTCGGTGATAGCTCGGGTGAGTTCTGCTTCTGTGTGTAGTGTTTGGGTGTGCCACCCGTAGGTGTAGGTGACGGGTAGTTTTGCGGTGGTGAGGTATTTGTCGATGCTCATGTTGGGGTTTACAAACTTTTTCATGGGTTGGATTTTACCATATTCGTTTGGTTTTGTCAAGCTTTGTGTGTTGTGTTGCGTAATATTTCTTGAATTGTGTTCGGGGTGTTTGCGGGTAAATAAGCTGCGAGTGTGCGAGTGTTTTATCATGGGGTAGCTATAATTCTGGTGGCTTACCCCTTGGGATATTGTTCCCATTATTGATAAATGGTAAAGGCGGTTGAGGTTTTTGGTGAGGTGGTGTTTCAATGTCTAATGAACGTGAGTTTGATTCTACTGTATTTATTTCTGATACGGTGGGGGCGCACCCGAAGACAGTGATTGAGCCGTTGGATAATGAGCGGGCGCGGGTGTCGAGTGTGCTTCACCGTGAGCCTGTGGTGTTGCCTATCCTTTCTGAGGATGCTGACCCGTCACATATTTCTGCTGCTGATGGTGGTAGTTTCGGGTCTTTTGTGCGTTTACAGGATCACTTGTCGGCTGAGGCTGTTCAGGTTTTGGCGGGTAAGGCGCGCAGGTATCGTTCGGGTAATCAGCTGTTGATGGACGGCGCGGATTATTTGCGGGTTCGTGCTAATCGGGGTCGTCGGGTGATGCGGGCGAGGTCACGTTCTGGTGCTGCCGGTGTGTCTGGGTATGTTGATTTTGAGTTGCAGCGGTCGGTGGCATTGGCGGAGTGTTATGTTCCGTCTCACATGTTGGTGCCTGCTGTTGACCCTTCCAATGAGGTTTTGAGGTCTGCTGATACGGGTGTTTGCGCTGGGCCTTCTTCTGAGTGGGATTCTTTTCTGGTGGGGTTGCCGTCTGAGTCGGTGTTGACGGCTAAGTTTTTTGGGTTTGATGCTGCCCCGCCGGATGTGTTTTCTGCTGGTGATGATTCTGTGGTGGCGCGGTATTATTCTACTGGTGTGCGGGCGCAGGATGAGGTGATGATGTTCACGGAGCTTGCCCCGGTGGGTAGGTTCCTGGTGTCTCACCCGGTTGCTGGTGGCGTGTTGGATGGTGCTACTGCTGTGTTTAGGTATGATTTGTTGTTGGTGTTGTTGTCTAACCTGGCTGCCCAACGGGAGCGGGATTCTGTGTTTGAGGCCCTTTCTCCTGTGTTGGAGGCGGCTTATACGAGTGTTACTCCGGTGGATACGGGTACTCCTTTGCTGGCGGCGCGGCCGGTGGTTTTTCCGGATGGTTCGTCTGGTGTGCGCCCGGCTACACGGTTGTATCGTGCCCCAGCTCCGGAGCATGGTGAGCTAATGTTGTGGGAGCGGCGGCAGGAGGACTCTAAGGTTGATGACCCTTTGCGGGTGATGACGCGGGGTCAGGTTCAGTATTATTTACGGAATGTTGCCGGTGTAGCCGATGCGGATGTTATGAGTAGTGTTGATTCTTTAGTAGGTTTAGGAGCAGTGTCGTTGGGTAAGAAGACGAGGAAGCAGCTGGAAGCTGAGGTTGATCAGAAGATTTTTTCTTCTCGTAACCGTCGGGTGGAGGAACGTCTGGAGGGTACTCAGGGTGATGATGACCCGCGGGTGGGTCGGGACATTATTAATACGGTTCACCATTATGTGTCCCCAAACTTGTCTGTTCATGGTGGCCCGTCCTATGGTGTGACACCCAGGATGTTGTGGTCTCATGGTCGGGACGCTGATTTCACGAGACTCCAGGCTGCTTATGGTAAGAATGTTGCTGATGGTGGGGTCGTGGTGTCTCGGCAGGCAGTGTTGTTGAACCCTGAACCGAGTAGTTATGAGTTTGATTTTGATGGGAGATTATCGCGCATGAGTGTTGAAGAGATACGGAATTTTCAGGCGTTTGATGAGAATAAAACGTGGATTCCGCATAAGACGAACCCGAACCTGACCGCCCCGGCATGGGTACCTGAAACTAAGGAACAGTATGATGACCGCATGGCCCGCATCAAAGAAATACTGATGGGTGAACGCAGGTATCAGCCGCAAGCGCCCCGCCTCACCTATAAGCACCTTGATGTGGTGGAATTTTTGGCGTTGTTCGGGTGGGCACACACCAGGCATTTGGCACGCATGTTCAACGAAGCGCACGGTACTGTACACAGTAGACTGACGAAAATGGAGGAGGACTATAAGCTCATCAAAAGCACCTGGTGGAACAACAACAGGGTATGGACACTCACCGATCTAGGTATCGGCATGTCAGGGTATGACATTTCTGAGATTGATTTACGTAAAGTCTCTTCCCAAAATATTGGGCACAATATGGTACTTCACTATGTGGCTGCTTGCCTGTGGGGTGGCACGTTTGACATTCTCCAAGACCCGGCGTTCCCGGCCCGGAACCGGCAGCGTGGTTGGGGTCAGTCCGCGAAGGGTGACGTAATGGTCCCAGACAGGGTAATTGATACTTCTTTGGCGGGGATGCGTGTCGGTATGAAAGCTGACCAGTTCCGTCCAATTATCAGGCAGGAGATTGAGGTTGCGTTCAACCGTTGGGAAGAAGAAGGCGGCACAGCAGTCAATAATGTTTCACCAGAGCTGTTCACCGGCAACGAGTATATGCTCGCCCTGTACCCGCCCCGGTCGGTGGGTAACGCATACCATGTGCCTGATTTGGTGTTGAAACGCCCGCGCGCGGTGGATGGTTCCCCGAATAGTGTTGCTGTTGAGGTGGAGATCGGGCATTCTTCTACCCGTCAGGGCAGTAAAGTGGATAAAGCAATTGAGGCTTACGCGGCTGATGACCGTATCTTTGGTGAGGTGGTGTGGATTACGCACCGGCCGTCTATTGCTGACCGTATCAAACGTAAGGTCGAGAAGCTTGGGGCGGAAGATAAGATCAGGGTGGTGCCGTTGATGGTTCCTGAGGGTGTGTTCCCGCCGAGCCGTTCCCCGTGGGACATCTAAATTCTGCTATCTTTTGTGGTTTTGCTGCTGTGGGGCGGCTATAATATGTGAGTCACGGATTTTACCTCTTTTTACCCGATTTGTTAAAAAGGAGAATATGACTGAGGTTTAAAGGTTGCGGGGTTGTGACTCACATATTTTTATACCCAATAACCACATGATATTTGCGTGCAGCTTATTTTTAGTGTAACCGCCAGTAAAAACAATTGCTGGTTACAGAGTTTTTGAAAGGTCTTTTGTTGATGGTTGATGACGATTTCCAGTCTCTAGTGTTCGACACAAGCTCTAGTGCAACTACCAAAGATAGTGGTGACACTGCGGGCACTAACACTAGTGCTTCCCCTTCTGCTGATAGTGAAGAACACGACGAAACACCAGTGCTCATGTTTGACACTTCTTCCTCTCGTGCTGTTGCAGAATCAGAGACCGCGCCCGTCACAGAAGACACCACATCAACCAGCAGAAACATAGCATTAGATGAAACGGAAGAAGCAGACGACAATAGTCTCGACAGTTTCCTCAATAACCCTATCTTCAACACCACCACACTCGGCACAAACACTAGTGACGATAGTGACAGCGAGCGCGCAGAAGAACCAGCAGATGAAGACCAACAAACTATTCAAAAGGCTCCGGAAGCAATAACGCTGGGTGAGATTAACACTCGTAAAGCTGAGTATCATCACCATGTTTTTGATAGTTCGGAGTATCGGCCGTTCCCGTTGTACCCTATTGTGGGTGCGGCTATTGAGGCTGGTGCGTCTGACATTTATATTACGTCGGGTCGGCGTGTGAGTTTCAAGATTCTTGATGAGGTTCATTATCGGGATGATTGGGGTGTGGTGAGTAGACGTGATCTGCGTGAGATGTTGAACTCGGTGTCTACTGAGGTGGATAAGGATGATTTTGCGACTACTTGGGAGTTGGATTCGGCGTATACGGTGAGGCAGGGACCTCATACTGGACGTAGGTGTCGTATTAATGCTACGAGGACATTCCCGAATGAGATCACGGTACAGTTGCGTATTTCGAATGATAGGATCCCGGATCCTGAGGATTTGGGTATTGGTAGTGATATTACTCGGCTTATTGAGCGTCAGGGTGGGCTGGTGTTGTTTACTGGTGTTACTGGTTCGGGTAAGACGAGTAGTATTGCTTCTATTTTGGGTAAGGCTCAGCGTGAGACACGGAAGACTATTATTACTATTGAGAAGCCTGTTGAGTATGTGTTTCCGTATAAACCTGAGTATTCGTCGGTGATGATTCAGCGTGAGGTTGGTAAGAATACGAAGTCGTTTACGGCTGCGTTGGAGTCGGCGATGCGTCAGAATCCGAATATTATTTTGGTGGGTGAGGTTCGTAACCTTGTTGAGGTTCAGACTATGTTGCAAGCGGCTATTTCTGGTCACTTGACGTTTTCGACGGTGCACTCGTATTCTGCTCCGGTGACGTTATCGCGTATTGCTGGTATGTATGATGATCCTGGTTTGCGTGCGGCGGCGCTTCAGGATTTGGCGGATGTGTCGAGGTGTTTTGTGTCGCAGGTTTTGGTGCGTGCGTTGGATGGTTCGTCGCGGTTTGCGGTGCGTGAGACGTTGTTTATTGACCGTGAGCTGTTCCCTGAGGTGTATCAGATGATCTTGCGGGGTGATACTGGTGGGTTGGAGCAGTATATGCGTCGTCATGAGATGACGCTTGATCATGAGCTGGCGAAGGCTGTGATTGAGCGGCGGTGTGCTGTGAAGGATGTGTTGGAGGTTGCTCAGTTGGAGTCAAGGTTCGTGAATATTCTTGATGGCATGTTGAAGGCGGCGGGTAAGACCCGTGGGGATGTGGTGTATTCTCGTGATGGGTCTGAGGGTTGGCCGCCTGAGCTTGATCCTTCACGGATTTCTGCTGCTGGTAGTCTTTCGAAAGAGCCTATTGGGTCTTCCCACTCTTCTGTGGGTGCTCATGATTCCGCAGCGGATTAATAATTATTCATGATGGTTCGTACACAGTCCCGGCTTATTTCTTGGGTAAAAGTGTGCTTGATGATGGTGGTAGGGTTCATGATAGTGTGCCCTACCACCATTATTTTGTGTACTATTCTTCCTGGGGTTACTTTGGTGTTGGGGGCGCTCGCGGATACGTGGTTTTGCTGTACTTCTGCTCTGTTGTGTTGGTTATTTCTTTTGGAGCTGTGGCGGGTTTTCTCAACACCTAGTGTTCTCTCGTATATGGGTGATGTGGTGCGGCATGTGTTCTGGTGGTTAGTGTCGGAGCGGTACAGGTTACAAGTGCGGCATAAAGTAGCGAGCGCTACTATTAGGTGCGCTTGGGAGCATTGTGGTGTGCTGCTGGGTGAGGGTAATTATTGTGCGTACACCAGGCGGGAGATGGAATTGCGTGCAGCGTGGGCGCGTGGCATGTTGGCTGCTCCATTTGGAGCTTCGGTGAACCCGCTGAACCCTAAGGTTCCGATGGTTTTTGATGGTGTTGTCCCCGGCGGAATCGCTGGTGGTGATGATTCGCCGACTGTTCCTTTGTCGCAAGGTAGGTGATCTTGCTATTCTATAGGTTTATCGGCTGCAAGCGGCGTTGAGCTTCGGAGCATTGACTTATCTAGGGAATATGGTTATAATGGTGGGACTGTGAATTATTTGCTGGTTTTAGAGGAAGGGTGAATATGGAGTTAGTGTTATTGGCGGTGGCAATACCTGTTTTTGTTGTTCTTACTTATTTAGGTTTGCGTTCTTGGTTACGTAAGAGAGGTGTGCGACGCCGGGAGCTGGAGGAGATATTTTCTCGTTTGGCTCACAGGGAGGAACAGGCTCTTCGGGAGGAGCGAGAACGGATACAGAGGATAACTAGTAATGGTGTACAAGAAATTCTTCTCACCAAGGATAGGGAATCTTTAGATTTTCGCCCCTCTTTACCGCAGGTGCTCCAGGAGACAATCAACACATATGGTACAGGTGGCACATTCGAACTTCGGCTTGAGAGATACTGGAGTAACCTCGAAGGTAAATGGCGTATTTATGCTGAATTATGGTTTATATACCCCGAGAAACAGATTAATGAGAGGTTACATAAAGGTAATTACTCTCCATCTGTTAGTTTACCCTTGAGCGCTTCTAAGATATTCACATACGCTAATAACCCCGCTGATTCCGACTCGGGAGTTTTTTATATTTTAGATAAAACTATTACTGTGGACCGGCAGATGGTTCATGTGCGCGGGTCTAGCTCTGACGGCCCAGATCTGTATATTCGAGTGAAGGACGATAAGGACAATTCACACCAATAATTTAATGCCTCATAATGTGAAATATGATAGCGTAGAATAAATGAAATACCCCAAGAATTATTCTTCTTGGGGTATTTGTTTTTGGGTGTTGTATAGTTGTAGTATTTACCCAAAATCTTTATGTTTTAAAAGTTGCGCATGTACTCCAATTCCTCATCAGTAAATAGGGTGTACTGGAACCCTGGGTCCTTGGTGGCGTCGTCTAGGATCATATTCAGCTCATCTTCGTACCCTTTTTCTTTGATGAATGCTTTGAAATCACCAGTGTTAGCTACGGATGTGGCCGCAAGATACTTGTATGGTAGTAGGCTGACGATTTCCAAGCCGACAGCGGACTGCTCGATGAATGCCAAGTCCACAACATTGTTGCCATCACCCATTTTACCGGCGTGCTTATTGATGACGACACGGATTTTGTCTTTATTGTGGATGTTCTTGCTCTTCTGCTGATCCAAAAGGTACAACACCCAACGAGTCATAGAAAGAACAGCTGGTGACTGTGGCTCCACGAGGTAGTAGGTCTTGTATGCGAGCGGGTACACCACATCATTCAATAGTGGGGACATGTAATTCACGGCGGTGTCAATCACCACCACATCGTAGTACTGTCGGAGTGCTTGGATAACGTCACGGTAAAATACGTGTGAGATTTTCAGGGCGTCCATAGACACCTTAGGACCGAGGAGCGTGTCAAACCCGAGGTATTCTGAGGGTACCACGTGTCGCATGATGGATTCCTCGGTGATCTGTGAGGTGCCGTTTGGCGCCTTATTATTGATGGCGTCACGGTACAGTCCAACAACGGTGGGCGGGTCGTATTCTTTGATGAAGAACCCATCCTGTGCGTCCTGCGTGTCAAGATCTACGAGGCATACTTTCAGTTCTCGGTCTTCTAACCCGGCGGCAACAGCTTTCTTAGATTGTTCAACAAGAGCGGTGGCGACAGAGAGCGCGGTTGTACTCTTGCCAACACCACCTTTACTGGAAGTAAACGCGATCACACGCCCAGCGTAGGGGCTTCCCTGAATGTAGGTTGCTTCAGCGGGCATGTCATACAACTCAACAACCTTGTCGCCGTTACCGTCCTTCTTGGGCTCTTCGGTAGGGGGTACCGCTTGGCGGGTTGTGACGTTGTTGAGCATCACATCAACCGTGTCTTTGTTATGTTCGGTCGGGTTGCTGGTGAACTCATTGATCTTGTCGTTCACGAGTTTGATAATGTCGCTGTAGCTTCCGCTGCCTTTAGAACCATCAGATACATCAAGTATGGGGCGCACAGTGTAGAAGTTGGCGTCCGGGAGTGGGCTGTTTTTGAGGTAGTTACGGTATTCTTCAACACGGCGGTCGAAGAGTAGTTTTTCTTCGGTGCCTTTTTGAGTGAGATCTACAATCATTACGAAACCGTAGGCGCAGGACTGTGCAATTAGGCCAGCAAAAACAGGGTTGATGGTGATTGTTTGGTTTGTGGGGTTATTCAGGAGTAACGGCTTTTGGTTTGATTCTTCCGGAGTGAATGCGGCAGAGTCGAAGATGACGATCTCGATGTCTTCTTTGAGGGTGCTAAATTCTTGGAAGAAATGGTTGGGGGTATTGTATTCCCCTACCCAGTTCCAGGTTTTAGGGCATAGCAGTTTCGTAGGTGTAATGTTAGTCTCTCGGCCAATGTACACGGCGTTAGGTGACACGCTCATAATTTTTGTGGTCTTCTTTCAACTATACAACTTTAGGGTTTATATCTGTGTGTACTGCGGGTTTAGTATAAGGCCACAAACCGTTGTGATTTGTGGCCTTATATTGATCTTGAGGATTACGAAGATTGTCAGACGTAAATGTTGATTTCTTCCTCGGTAGCGCGTTCTGGTGGTGGAGGTGTCGTGTTGAATTCTTCATAGTCACCCCACCATTGACTGATCCTTACCACTGCAAGGTTGCCTAAGAAGTCATACATGAGACATTCGCCCTGTGCAAGGGTTTGAACCACAGGGACCAAATCGTCAAGGTCGTTCCTGCCCAGTTTCTCCAGGGCCTTCCGGGCGGCTATTTCTTCATTACCAAAGATAAAGTGTGTTGAGAACGCGGTGTCAGCGTGAATGTTGTCGCTCACGTGACGGTAATCCTGAGTAGCCAAGATGATACCAAAGTTCCAGGAGCGGCCCATCAGTGCGAGGTGCTGAACCATGTCCTTACCCTGTTGTGTCGCCAAGAACGCCCATGCCTCGTCAATCATCAACAGTTTAGGTTCCCTACCGGTGGTATTCATCGCAGATGATACGAACCGGGTAATCAGGAACATCAGCGCCGTACTAATCCTACCCTGTTCACTCTTTGATGCCTCTTCCGGGGTCTTCGGCAAGTCCTGAATCTGACTAATGTCAATAATGGTCCCGCCTTTAGAAAGCTTCACTGGAGGAGGTATGGTACCCTGGTCTGCGGCAAAGATTTTAGCAACATCATCATCAAAAATCTGACGTAAAATCTTACCCTGCTGTTGGAGCATAGGATTTGCGGCGCCGCGAAGCTCACCCACCAGATCGTTCATAGTCGGGTTCGGTTCATCAGGATTTTTGAGCATATCCATAGCGACAGAACCAATGTCCGCGAGTGTACTATCATCCAGGGTCGGTATCAGGATTTGAATAACAGACTTGATCAGGCGAATTTTCTTAGCTTTAAGCTCATTATCAGTGTCTTTGATAAATTGCTTGGTTTTCTCATCCCACACCGACTCTGGAGCCAGGAAGAAAGGATCGAGCAGACCGTAAGACTCACGACGGGACACATCCCAGTAGGCCACATCACCAATATAGTCTTCCATCTGTTTGAGCGGGTAGAAGTCACCTTTACGGTCAATAATAACCGTCATCTTACCCATAATAATCGACATGTACGCTAACACACTCAGAAGGTAAGTTTTACCTTTACCTGGAGAGCCAGTCACCATAGCAATAGGGCCGCGGTTGTTCAACATAGGCATGTTCGGATCCCAAAACACTGGAGCAATGTTACGGCGGCTCGTGATCCCAAGGAAATTAGTGGGACCATGCGTATAATGTTCTTGAGCTGCCATCTACTGTTTCTCCTTAGTTTGAGGTGTGTTACTGTTGGGTATGAATTCTCCGGTTTTGATTTCAAAGAGCCTGCGCAGCTCACGACGACGCCATACCAGGACGATAAACCAGGCTGAATACTTCTTGGGTCGCATAGTGTCTGGTGAACTGTCAGCCCAACCTCTCGGTTCTAGAAGGTGTTGAATATAGGAAATCATGTATTCGGTGAACCAGAGCCCTTGGAAGCGTGCTTTACTCCACCAGATAGATAAAGCTATCGGCAACACCAGGGAAAGTAGTAGCCATTTCCACCCAAATAGCATAAAGATCGGGATGTAAATCGGGGCGGTGACGAGAAATGCTAGAACTCCGTGCCCAAGCTGTACCAGCGAGATAGGTGCCGGAAGCTTAAAAGGGTCTTTGGAGTTACCGAACGCATAGATTTTAGGTTTCCAACCGAACAGTTCGGTGGCGTTAAATATTGAGATTGACACTGTTATCCACCCTTTCTAGAATGTTTGTTTCGTGGCCTCGTGTAGTGACGTATTGTTCCGGGTTAGTAACATCAAAAATGATGAGCTCAAAAATGTAGTGACCTTTCAGTCCGGAGAGACCACCGTACACGAATGTTGTCTCTAACGATTTTTCGAGGTTGTCATCATCCCACCACCCAGCGTCAGTAAGGCCATCAATGAACGCTTTCGAGGTGGGAGAAAAATTAGGCGGATCCATCCACCGCCGTTGCGGCTGATAGACAACAAATTTCACCTTATATGTATCAAATTTTGGAAATTCACCACCACCGTTAAGAACCTGCTCTCGGCGTTCGACACCAAGACTTCTGCTCAGTGCTCTAAGGTGTTTGACACGGGCAGCTTTCGCACGATGATGTAACGCCTGGTTAGCGTTGATAATTTTCTTCTGCGGCACTGCGATCACAAGAGATTCTTGCCGTACTGGTGGTTCCTGGTTTTTGGTCATGATAACGAATATATCCACTCACTGTTACTAATGGAGCATAAAACTGTTGGGGCAACAAATTCTCTGCGCCCCAACAATCGTAAAATCATTAAATATTATTTTTAGTTATTAACCCAGGCCCCAGCTAATTGCGCCGCCCACGCAAATGACTCCCTAGTGAGCCTTTCTACCTCACCCAACCACGCCTTAATATTCTCTACTGACTCAACATCTTCTGTAGTGATAGGACGCACGTCACTAATAATAGAAAGCATCACCCCGCGAATACGGGTATGAGAACCAGCAGCAATGTCAGGCTTCGGGTATACCGCACCCAGGCTCTTATATTGGTGCGACTGAATGAAACTAGCCGAGTTGATCAGTGAGTGTACTACCCTGCGGATGTCATCTTCTGAGAGTGTTACCTCCTGTTTGTTCAGGTGTTCACGCATGAAAGATAGGACACCGGTGACCGCCTGTACTGCTGCTCCACCAAGGTTAAGAACACCATCATTATTATGTGTTTTGAACGCCGGGGCCTCATACCCGCCGTATTGTGGTGCCGCCGAGGACGGTGCCTGCTGCGGATTGAGATTTTCAACAGGCACATCAAAAGCAGACCCAGGATTCATGAACTTAGAATCCTCATTTGGGTTAGTGACAGGATTACTCCACAACCATTCCTCACGAGTTTTAGCGCCGAGTGGTGCCACACCAACAACACGGACTGTACGTTCTTTTTCGTCAACAACTTCGGTGTCACCGGGCATGTTCTTACTAATACGGTATTCACGTGGAATATTAGGTTTGCGAGTAGACTCAATACGGAACTGTACTGTTTCTCCTGCCTGCTGGGCCTCTTCCAGTCGTTTATGGACTTCGGAATCTGACACTACCCACCCGTGAATCGGATACTTGTTTGGGGAAGCGAAGCTGACATTCACCATCTTCCCGCTGTCCGAGGGGGTGATCGAAACGACTTGGGATTCCCCCAAGCGGACCCCTACGGAGGCGCGTTCTACTTTATCACCGCGCTTGTAGTCGAATGACTGGAATGCTTGAATTTTAGGTTGTGGTTCTGACACGTGTTTCCTTCCGGTAAACCTCTTGTTTTGCGGTGACTGTGTGGCCGCCCCAGGATTATAGCAACTGCTGTTCACTCCACTTTTTGGGGTATTGTGGTTCTGTTTTAGTGTTTCTTGAAGATACCGAATGCTTTGAGGATGTCGGCGAGGCCGTTCATCGCCCAGATGAGGAAGTCAACAAGAACTTTGCCGAAGGCTGGGATGGTAAGACCTGTAACAGCTAGAAGAACGATAAAGATAATGAGAAAAACCAGGAATTGACTGAGTTTATCTACATCATTTTTCATTGTTCTTCCTCTTCTCGGCTTCTTCCTTGATCATGGCGATTTTGCGTTTACGTTCCCGTTCACGTGCTTCTTCCCATTCTTTCTGCGAGAGAGGACGTTGAAGATGTGATAGGTGGCGCACAGCCAACTCTTCTACAGCACTTTTATTGGTGGTATCCCCGTCAATCACCAGAATAAATTCACCATTCTCATCCCTCTCTGTTTTAGGCAGAGGGACGTATTTCCTGCCGTGCGCATCAGTAACATACATCTCCTCATAAGGGTCTTTCGGTTCCTGCTTCGTTGGCTTAGCCTGCTGCGGCTGGGGCGGTGTTTGTTGTCGTGGAATAGCCATATTATTTAACCTCGTTTTCTCCATCATATCCTGGGATGGTAACCCATTCGGGGCGTGGCCTCCGCAGAATATTCATGATCTTATGGTAGGTGGCAGAGAATTGGTAATATTCGAGAACTTTCAGGTTATAGGTGCTGACGGTTTGTGACACCTGTTTGTTATAGTCCCGGCTGTAACGTGAAGCAACACGGTTATAGGTTTTGACGGACACCTCATGTTTGACTGCTGGTATCAGTTTCTCTTGTATCACTTTATCGGCGGTAGCTAGGTTATCTGGTTCCTTATTTTTGAGCGCAAAAATGTAGGCGTTTTTTACGCGCCCCAGGATACTCAAGGTTTCTTCGTCATGGGTTTCGTTCCGAACCTCTTCTAAGCTGTTAAGCCGCGGCTGAAAAACCTCAACCACTCTCCCCCACTGGGTTTCCAGTAGACGCTCAAGCTTCCTAACAGAATGGACATGCTGCCACACCACCAGAGCGCACAGCAGGAGGAAAACAGCAATAATAATGATCAGTAACATTTACAACACCTCAATAAGGTCACGGACACTGCTAATATAGGTAATCTTAATATTCTTGACACCATTCATATGCTCAGCGGCAGAAGCAGGTAGTACTACCCGGTTGAATCCCATACGTTCCGCCTCTTTTACCTTATACGCCACATCAAACGCGGAACGTACCTGACCGGTCAATGTGAGCTCCCCTAAGAACACTGTTTTCGGTTTTGGTACTTTATTGAGTGAACTGGAGAGGATAGCGGCAGCAACAGCAAGGTTCGTGAGAGGGTCTGTCACTTTCACACCAAAGACGGTACTCACAAACGTGTCGTTTTCCCATAGGTTAGCCTGGCAATACTTATCTAAGATCGCGGATACAATCTGCCCCGTGTTATAGTCTACACCCTTGAATTGTTTCCTGGGAGTAGGCAGGTTTGACGGGTTAACAAGCGCCTGAACCTCAATTGGTATTTGTCGGATACCCTCTGACATGACGGTAAACACGGAACCTACCGTGTTTGCGTCCGTATCATCGAGGAACACCTCGGCTGGGTTCGGTACTTCTTCCAATCCCTGCGGGCCGTGCTGAAAAATTCCAACCTCGTGGGTTTGCCCGAACCGGTTCTTGAAGGCCCGTAAGAATTTGAGCGGACTATCATGAGATGATTCAAAGAAGAGGACACAATCAACAAGGTGCTGGATTGTGTTTGATCCAGCGAACTCTTCATTCTTTGTGACCTGGTTGATGAACACGCCTTTAGCACCATTCTGCGCATCTTTAATCCGCGCCGTAAGAACGTGGGCTGCTTCGTTGGCTTGCGATAGGGAACCTGTTTTACCGGTCACGTTCTCAGAGTTCACTGTCTGTAAGGAATCCATGATAAAGAAATCTGGTTGAAGCTCGTCAAAATACCCGAGTATTTCCTCTAAACTGTCAGTAGAGACAACATACAGTTTGTCGTATTCAATACCAAGCCTAGTGGCGCGCATCTTGATCTGAGTAAAAGTCTCTTCGGAAGAGCAATAGAGCGCGGTCTTCCCCTGGGCGCAAAAGCAATCACACATTTGTAACGCTAATGTAGATTTGCCGGTACCCTGAACGGCACCGAACAGGACTACCTCGTTATCAACGAAACCACCACCAAGAACACGATCCAGCTCACTAATACCAGTAGGTGTGTGCCGCAGCACCACTGACTCAGAATCTTTCAGTGACTTAGCCCGCCGGTCGGGCTTCTTCGCGGTAGTTTTCACGCCACCGCGCGGTTTACCTTTAGTGGTGACTCGGGCCTGCGGCTTTTCGTCCTGGATAATATTATTGCTATTACACTCGTAGCACGAATACACATAGCTGCTGTATTCTTTGCCGCAATTAGAGCACTTATACATGGATCACCTTCTCTTAGAGTTTGCTGGTTCCTATATTTTAGCGAACAGTACAAAACCTGCCGCGAACACCACTATAACGATAGAACCAAAGTTCACAATCTTATTCAAGGTCTCGTCAGACGCATCAAACTCAGCAAACCGAATGTTGTACCAGCGTTTACCCCGAATCTTGATAATAGGAGCGAACAGCGGTACGCCCTGCTTTGTGAGCGCGTCCCCTAGAATATGGGTGAGAGCACCAATAGCTACCGAAGAAGCTAACCACCCAAACGAACCAGCCACCGGGGAAGATAAGAAACTAAAAAGCACACCCACAACGACAGCAGCACCCAGAAACTCAACCACGCGAGACTTACCCAGTTTACGAAGCCACGGCAAAGAACCAGAACCTAACCCCACCAGGGCAATATAGGCACAATACACCGCAATCACATACGCCAGCAGCGACCCTAGAGAGTCAAACGGCAGACCGGGTACGGCGCCACCAATAGAGGTGACACCAAGAATCACCAGGCCAAGGACCACAGTACCAAGTAGAGAATGCCAAAACCCGCGATGAACGTCTTCCGGAGAACGGTCATATTTGGTGCGCGCATTCTGAACAATGAACGACGACAACCTAAACAGACCACTAAGCGGGGCACCAAAAACACCGGTAGCAGATTTTACTGTAGAATTTGTGTTATCAAAATCTGGGATCAACGCACCCGCAACACACGCGAGCGCCCCCAGGATCGCGGCAGGCCACGAGAACTGTCCTAGAAGTAGTGTTGCTATTGGTGGTATGAACACGGTGGTGAGGACGAATACGGCGAGTCCGCTAGAGGCGTGTGCTGGGCCCATGAGGGCGTGGTCTTTGTTATTTCTGTTGAGTATGGTGTCTGTGAAACACATATGTTCGGGGTCTTTCTATGCTTTTGTGGTTTTGCTTCCGGCGATAAGTGGTGTTTCTGTTCGGGTGCCGGAGTGCGCGCGGGGTGTGACTGCTGGTGATTCTGCTGTTTCACCGTTGATGGTATGGTGTGCGATGTTTTCACCTATGTACATGTCGATGAACTCAGTGTCTTTTTTGAGTTGTTTGTGTATGTTTACGCCTTGACCGCCGCGTTTTTTGAGTGGTATGTCGTTGACGGCGGTTACTTTGGTGGTGTTGTTGGTTGAGGTTGATACTAGTGTGGTATTGGGGTTGTTGGTGATGGCTGCTGCGGCCACGGTGGCCCCTGGTTTGAGTTTCATACCTGCAACGCCGCCTGCTTTGGAGCCTGAGGGGCGTACTTCGGTGGCATCAAATGCTAGGGTGTTGTAGTCGGTGGAGCCTAGTAGGATACGTTTGTCTTCTAGTGTTCCGGTGACCCATCGGCACGCAATGATTGTGTCCCCAGCATCTAGGGTGATGGTGGGGAATTCGTTACGGGAGGCAACGTAGTCGGTGCGCGAGATTTTAATTTTTCCGTTGGCGGTGACGATCATGACACCGGTGGCTGGTTTTTCTGGTTTTTCGAGTGCGAATCCCATAATTTTTGGGCTGCTTGCGGGGATACCCAAGGTGTCGAAATCGTAGGGTGTGTCTTCACTGATGGTCATGATGGGGGTACGGTATCCGGTTCCGTCTTCTGCGATGAGCACAATGTCGTCGAGTGATTTCGCGGTGATGGTTTCTTCGACGAGTTTCGGGGTGGTTTGTGGTTCTAGTGTGCGTAGGACGGTGCCGTCGGTGAACCTGGTAATATGAACGGGCGCGTTTGAAGACAGAAGTTTAGTGCGCTGTTGCGCTTCTTTTTCTGCTGTTTTGACTTCTTCTGCGGTGCGGCCGTCAATAATGGTGCGCCGCGGGTCACTAATAACTTGTAGGGTTTCTTGGAGCTCTTGCTCTACTTGATTGTTGAGTTCTTCTTCACTGCTGAGGATTTTCTCTAGCCTGGTTTTTTCTTCCTTGAGTTTAGTGGTTTGTTGTAGGATGTCGTCACGGTCAGCCTGTGTTAGCCTCCGGAGCGGGACGGAGAGAACATAGGTGGCTTGTGATTCACTGATGTTAAATGCTTGACGAAGCTTCTTATTCGCGTCATCAGTGTTTTTACCGTTACGGATGATACTGATAGCCTTATCCAGGTCTAACAGTACGGCTGCGAGCGCAGACAGGCTCTCTAGTTTCTTGTCAATAACGCCGAGTTGGTATAGGGTTTTGTTGGTGACGCAGGTGCGGCGCATCTGTAGGAACTCGCGCAGGATAGTGAGCATACCTGCCTGTTGTGGCGTGTCGCCGATGAGGACGGTCATGTTGGCGCTGAGTTTGGTGCGGAAGCTCGCTTTTTTCAAGAGCGCATCCAGCACTACCTGGTGGTCTGCGCCTTGTTTCGTTTCGATGGCAATACGTGTGCGGTGGCGTAGGTCGGAGAGGTCTTTGACGCTGGATATACCTTCAAATCCTGGGGTGCCTTTTTCAGCATGTTCTTTAGTGGATGCGACTAGCTTGTTGATGTCTACCTTGTAGGGTATTTCAGTGAAAACGATTTGTTTTTTGCCGCGCCCAATGTCGTTCACCTGGTAGGTTCCCGTAAGGGTGATGGTTCCTTTGCCGGTGCGGTAGTAGTCTTCGATACCTTCAATGTTGGTGACGGTGCCTCCGGTAGGGAAGTCTGGTCCTGGCATGATCTTCATGAGTTCTTCAAGGCTCATGTCTGGGTTTTGGTTGAGTGCAATACAGGCATTCATCACCTCTGTTGGATTATGGGTGAAGATGTTCGCTGCGAACCCGACAGCGATCCCCTGAGAACCATTGATAATGTCAACAGGGAATCGTGATGGAATAAGCTTCGGTTCCGGCATTTCACCAGAATAGTTCAGCCCCATAGGAAGCGCGTGCTCTGGGGTATCTTTAACAAGCTCGTACCCGGCTTCCGATAGGCGTGCCTCCCAGTAACGTGCTGATGGTGGACGGTTACCAAAGTTATTACCCATAGACCCATGCGGGTTAAGTAGGGGTACGCGCATAGTGTGGGTAACTGTGAGGGTTTCCATAGCATCAACAATAGGGGCGTCACCGTGCGGGTGGTATTCCATAACCCTACCAGCAATAGTAGCAGCTTTCATATGCGGCTTATTCGGCAAAAGGTTAGCCATGAGCATAGCAAACAGGATACGCCGCTGTACAGGTTTCAGACCATCCGACCGAACCAGCGCACGCTGCTGTACCACATGCTGAGAATACGTCAAATACCGTTCATTCAAAAACTCGTCAGCAGGTTGCGGAGTCACCTGCACAGCAATACCATTATCCACGTAAGGTTACCACCCTTCATATTCATTTCAACAGAATATAGCATATAGGCATAAGAAAACCGGGAACACAACCACTTCAGATGAATTGTGTTCCCGGCCCGACCAGTCTCATGTCACATTAGAGTGTACATGAGACACACGACATATCAACCTCAGTACCAGCCAGCGCAGCCTGAGAAATACGCACATAATACAACGTCTTAATACCCTTATGGTGCGCATACCGCTGCGCCTTCACTAAATCAGAGACAGACGCAGTATCCCTAAAAAACAAGGTCAGCGAAAGCCCCTGATCCACGTGCTCCTGCGCCGCCGCATACACATTAATAATCGGCTTATACCCAAGCTCATACGCATCCGCGAAGAATTCAACGTTATCATTCGTCATACCCGGCGCAGGGAAATGAACACGCCCCGTCTTACCTTCCTTACGCTTCTCAATACGAGCCGCAATCGGGTGAATAGAAGACGTCGAACCATTAATATACGAGATGGAACCCGTCGGCGGTACCGCTTGAAGATTCTGGTTAAACAAACCATACTCCATAACGTCGTCCTTCAACTTTTTCCAGTCCTCCACCGTCGGCGGAACTAGAGACGACCCCTGAATGAGCTTACGCACCTTCTCAGTCTTGATCTTACCAAACTCACCCGTCAAGTACTTATCAAAAAATTCACCAGAAGCATACTTTGATTTCTCAAAGTTGTAGAACTTCTCGCCGCGCTCGCGGGCGATCATGTTTGAGGTGCGCAGTGCGTGGTAGAGTACCGTGTAGAAGTAGATGTTGGTGAAGTCGATAGCTTCTTCTGAGTCGTAGTAGATTTTGGATGCGCCAAGGTACCCGTGGAGGTTCATCTGCCCAAGCCCGATAGCGTGTGAGAGCCGGTTAGCCCGCTCGATGGACGGGACCGCTTTGAGATTTGACATGAGGCTCACAGCGGTGAGGGAGCGGATGGCGGTCTCAACGGTTTTTCCAAAGTCGGGAGATGCCATTGCTTTGGCAATGTTCATGGACCCGAGGTTACAGGAGATGTCCCGGCCAACGGTGACGTACTGGTTGTCCTCGTCGTAGGTGGATGGTTCGGACACCTGGAGGATTTCACTACAGTTTCGTGTTGATACACCGTCTACGATGATGCTATGCCCATCATCTACGGTAACATCGTAGACATCCTCAATAGAGTGGAATTCGATGTTAGTAATAGTCGCACGGAATTTGTGGAACCCAGCTCGGCTGTTTTGTGAGACAGTACTGTTTACGAGTTCTTCCCATTTATTTTTATGCCTTAAAAGCCACGACAGCTGACCGTAAAGGGTATTACGATCTTGCCCGCTACTAACACGTAAGGTCCAGTTAGCCTTTTGGTTGTATTCAGAGTATCCACCATTTCCATTAGGAAGCATAGCGGTACCGTCGTCTTTACGACTGGCGTAAATCCGTGAATACACACCAAGATTTCCTAAGAGGATCTGAATTTCTTGAAGCATCCTTTTATCAGCCGAACCTAATTCGATACTGATGTTCTTGCTAGTAATCGAACCTGTAACACAAGAATCCATCTGATAGAGACCAGATAAATAAGCAACAACAGTTTCTTTATCGCCTTGCCACACGAATTCTGGTACTCGATGTTTAGTATGACGGTTGAATCCGTATTCCTCGAACACTTTAGCAAGTGGAGCGCTAGACAATGTATATTTATCATTATTATCATCGTAAGCAAACTTTGGCTCAAGAGTAGCATTATGTTTCGCTAGAAGGTCTTCCCTACCTCGCAGGACGCAATGAGCTGCTTTCAACACAGAATCTCGGGCTTCTGATTTATCTCCGTACAGATAGATTTTTACATTATTACGTTCCACGCCATTATTATTGGTTGAGTAGGCAAAAGTTCCGTCTGCCGCAATAACGCCAGCAAGGTAAGCTAAATCAGGGTTGTGCACCTTGCCAAAAACACCTTCTGCTGGTTGCACAAGAAGATGGTCACCAGTTTCTAGCTCACACAGTCGTTTCACAACAATGCTACCGTCTACCTCAACAGGGAACTTATGCCACGCTGTAGCTTTGAGCTCAAACCCTTCTTTTGTAGAAATTTTGTAGGTCTCAGCGTCTTTTGCGGTCAGGAACGCACGAGTTGAATCTTTTACCGACACAGAAGCATCAGAAAAATCTTCGGTAACGGAGCGGTTGTCAGAAACCACACGGATGTCCTCTTGCGAAGTGTACAAATCGGCAAAGCGCTTGTAACCGTTGGTGGTGAGCAGGCGTGTATCACCTGTGAGGCAGAGGTTACTCATGGTGATTTTCCCGTGAATCGGGTTGGTCTTGTTCACGGTGTCTTCAAACATGATGTAGGGGTACCCGGACTCGAACTGTAAAGCTGCGATAGTGTTCCACAGTTCACGCGGTTTGATCTCGTACTTGCGGATGTTTGGGTTTTCGACGAGTTTGTCGTACTCTTCGGTGATGTTGATTTCTGAGAACGGTTTCCCGTATTCTCTCTGAACATCGTAGGGTGAGAACGTGTACATGATAGCGTTCTTATTTTTGACGAGTTCCGCCATCTTATCGGTGATGATAACACCAACTGATAGGGTTTTGATACGGATTTTTTCGTCTGCGTTTTCTCGTTTAGTGTCGAGGAAACGCATAATGTCGGGGTGATGTACATTCAGGTATACTGCGCCCGCGCCTTGACGCGAACCGAGCTGGTTAGCGTAGGAGAATGCGTCTTCCAGTAGCTTCATGACGGGGATAACGCCTGAGCTTGCGCCTTCCGTGTATTTGATGGGCGCACCGGTTTCACGAAGGTTTGTTAGGTTGACAGCTACACCACCGCCGCGTTTGGAGAGCTGTAGCGAGTTGATGAGGTTACGCCCAATAGATTCCATGTTGTCTGAGGTGTCGAGCAGGTAGCAGCTCACAAGTTCGCCACGTTGCTTTTTACCAGCGTTGAGGAAGGTTGGGGTTGCGGGCTGGTACCGTCCGGTCATCATTTCGTCCAGCATGTGTTCTGCTAGTTTTTCGTCTCCCTGGGCGAGGTATAGTGCGACTGCTGTTACACGGTCTTCGTAGCGTTCCAGGTATCGGGTGCCGTCAAAGGTTTTGAGGGTGTAGGATGTGTAGTATTTTAGGGCGCCCAGGTAGGATTGGAACCTGAACTTGTAGGCGTAGGCGCGCTGGTAGAGTGATTTGATGAATTCTTCACTGTACTGTTCCAGGAATTCTTTCTCATAGTATTCGTTGTTGACAAGGTATTCCAGTTTTTCTTTGAGGGTATGGAAGAATACAGTGTTTTGGTTGACATGCTCCAGGAAGTACTGGTGTACAGCCTGTTTGTCTGCGTCAAGGTTGTATCCGCCGTTCTCGTCGGGTGCTGCTAGTAGTGCGTTGAGTGAAACGTAGTCCAAGGTGGTTGGTTTCTCGTGTGTTCCTGTGAATTCCAAAGTGTTTTCTCCATCGTGTTTCGTAGCCCGTTTTAGGGTGTGAATATATCCCTGTGGTGGGTTGGTTATCAGAATGATAGCAGCACTTTTTCATGAACTGAATACCGAGTGTTATTGTTGTTGTATGGGTNNAACGTTTACGTTCCGGCCTCAAAACCTAAGATTTACTTCAAGAGGGCGTTAGAAGTCAGTATCATTGCTCTTATTCTTGTTCACATCTTGAGCTACTTGATCAAAGGTGTAGTCAGGGTCAAGGGTAAGTTCTTCATCAACAACTTCATTGTATTTATCGTACTTGTTTTGAAGCTCCTCCGCAGCTTTCTTACCGCGACGGTTACGAACCTTCTTGACCTTATCTTTCTGCTGGGCACGCTCCTTGCGACGTTCACGGTCACGGATACCACGATCAATAGTTTTCTGTAGACTATCTTCTTGAGGGTTAGCACCTACCCCAAGAGCAATGTTCCTTGCCTCGTCTGAGGTTTGACGGGCGAACACGATTAGGCTATAGATGATAACCATGACCACCGAGAAAACGAACGTGTATGCTCCGCCCCGCTGTAACGCGAGGGACGCAAACACGATACAAGCAGTAGAACCAATGGCAAGTAGTGACATACGGCGGGAATAGGTGAATTGTGGACGGAACCGCAATTCAGTGTAAGGTTTTTCAGAGGTAGCGGCGGCAAGGTTTCGTTTATGTAACCATAGTGAGAAACTGTAGGTGAGCATGAACATGGGTACTGCCATCACAATAGCCACGATCGACCGCAGAAACATGAAGACGTGCTCAAACGGTGTGAAAATATCTAGGGCAACACCAAGGATGACGCATACACCGATAATAACCCAGAGGGTGCGGTATTGGCGTTTACGTTGTTCTTTGTTGGGGTTGTTATATAGTTTTCTGATGTCTTTGATGAATGTTCGCGGGTCAAGTATTCGATCCCCTGCGTATTGTGCCGCATCAGTAATAATTTTCCAAATCATCCCTTTTGACCTTACCCTTGTTTATCGCAAGATTTCTGCTTCACTGAACATTAATTTAGCATCACGTATTGCTTCTTCGGCATACTGTGAATCCAAGATGCTGTCTGCCTTCTGTGCTGCGGCTTCCAGCATGTGTGAGTGGAATCGTAGTGTCGCAAATTTAGCGGCGCGGCCACCCGACTGGTTGCTGCTGAGAACGTCACCTTCAGCTCGGGTGAGTAGGTCTTCCTTAGCGATAGCGAACCCGTCTTGATTCTCTACTAGTGAGGTGAGCCTACGTTGCGCTGATTCTGTAGTGCCTGATGATACGAGATAGCACACACAGTCGTAAGCGTTTCGTCCAACACGGCCACGTATCTGGTGAAGACTTGACGCGCCGAGCCGTTCCGCACTGAGGATAACCATGCGGGTAGCATTAGGTATGTCTACCCCAACTTCTACCACAGTGGACGCTACGAGAACATCATATTTGCCATCCCGGAAGTCAGCCATGATTTGCTCTTGTTCGGCACGTTTCATTTTGCCCCAGACGCAGGCAACTTTATATCCTTGTAGAGCAATAGACTGTAAAGCCTTATGGGTACTTTTGACGGATGCCGCATCAATCCTGTCCGAGTCCTCCACCAGCGGAGTAATGACGAAGGCTTGGTGTCCGAGGTCAAGCTCGGCGCGCACGTCCTCCCACATTGGTGTACTGTAGGTGAGGGTGGTATCATTTGGGTTTTCTGGAACCCAGATGGTGCGGATTGGTTTACGGCCTGCGGGTTTTTCTTTGATTTCCAGGAGGGTGACGTCCCCGAACATGGCCTGTGCGATAGACCGCGGGATAGGGGTAGCTGTTGCCATCATGAAATCGGGGATACTGCCGTCTGCCCGGCGGCCCAGTATTTCTGTGCGCTGCCGGGCACCAAATTTCTGCTGCTCGTCAAAACATACAAACCCTAGATCCTGGAAAGTAATTTTGTCGGATAGGATACTGTGTGTGCCCACTACAATATTGATGTCGCCGTCCTTGAGGCCATTAGTAATATTTTTCTTTTCTGCTGCTTTAGCGCCACTATACAAGAATTCTGCCCGCACCGTATCAGTAAGATGAGCGTATTCCAGGACATCCTGTAGGCTCTTGTGAAGCTGCCGCGCTAGAATCTCGGTTGGTGCCACCAGCGCTGCCTGACGGCCAGCCGATACCGCGATCAGGCAGCCCAGGATTTGTACAATGGTTTTACCAGCACCCACATCAGCCGAAAGCATAGCAGACATCGGTGTGTTATTCCCCATCATATGTAGGACTTGCTGTACAGCCTTAGTCTGGTCGCCAGTCAGCTGGTATGGGAGACTTTCTACTACTCGGGTAACAAGGTTCTGCCGGTCAGCGTTCGTGACACCTTGAGCACCAGTTACCGTGCGCGCCGCAGACCGCAACAATATTTGGGTGTACACCATCTCGTACCAGGCCATTGCGTTCAGCCCGGCGTATACTTCATCCATGCTGGAGGGGTAATGTACGCACCCAAGGGCGGCCTGTACCGGCATTACCTTTGGAGTGCGAAGGTAACGGGGAGTCTCTATACTGGTGTTACCTGGGAATTCCAGGCGGCACAACAGCTCACGTGTCGCGTTAGAGATCACTTTTGTGGTGATGCCTTTACTTGGGGACTGTTTATAGATAGGCACAACAGGGATGTCACGCCCAACATCCAATGACTCGATGCTTTTACCAGTGATAACGGGGCGCCCCTGGAACTCTTTCACCACACCGGTCACGAGCACCTGAGTGCCGACTGGGTACTTGTTTTTGAGCCACTTTTGCCGGAAGAACGTTACGGTAACCGTGCCGCCGCCTTCAAGGTTGATACGGAACTTCGTGCCAGCATCATTACGCATATGGTCGGCAAACGCGATGTCACCAATAATAGTTGCTTCTTCTTCGAACGTAAGCTGATCAATGGTTTGCGGTTGAGATTTGTCAATATAAGTGCGAGGACGATTTAGTAGAAGCTCATATAGTGAAGTGAACCCGAAAGATTCCAGTTTATCCGCCAGGGTTTTTGAGGACTTTTTCTTGTCTCGCATGGTCTGGGTGTCAGCGTGTACAAACCCCAGTTTGTTAATGTTGTGGTCTTGTAGCGCGTGGAGCTCTCCGGTGTACCCTGCGATAGGTTTAGAAACAATGTTGAGCAGGGTTTCATCCATGACAAATGGTTGGGCAGTGTTTTTGTTGGCCGCCATGAAGTCAAACAGGTACGAGAGGGAGAGTGAACGTGTTTTATCAGGTTTAGGGTATCCACCCATGTTAGCTAGTATTTGAGCGGCTTCTGAACTGAAACCTTCAAAAAACACGGGGGCAACCAGGAATGTTTTATTCCCCGGATGGTAGGTTACCACTCCCCCATATTGAAGATACCCCCCTAGAGTGGCGGCACTTTCGCCGAGTAGCCTAATGTTATCCCGGAAATAGGATAGTACTTTTGTGATAGCACGCCTGTAGGGCGCTAAAAGAGGGCAGGTGAGTGTCACTTCCTGCCCTTGGTGTGCGACAGTAATGCCACGAGTGGCAGGGTTATGTGTAAGTAGTTTATGTAACGTGATCATGAACGCTTGGGATGCGGTCTGATTTACGTCTAAACCTGTTATTTCAAGATTGTTATCTATGATTCGTGTTTTAATGTCGTATGGTTTCACACATAACCCTTTACCATCTGCTTATCTATATTTTAGCTCTTATCTACAATTTTTATAAGCTCTTCCACCGTTGCGACTGCCTCATAGACTGTTTCGTCGATCTTTTGAGCTTCCTCAGAGATACTGAGTGAATACTCGGTCGGCGACATTGGCTTCTCAGCCTTACTATCAGTGAGTGCCGTCACCAGGTCATAGAGCGCGCTTACGGTCTGCTCACCATCTTCATTATCGAACAGGTCCCGAACATACAAAGCCGCGAGCGCCTGATAGTGACCCACCTTGAGTTCTGTCATGGCCTTGAAGTTACGTAGCAGGTTTTTAATGGCCGGGTTATAATTGATGACAGCGACAGTTGCTTCATCCAGGCTCTTACCGTCGTTTTTGAAGAAGCTGGCGACACGCACCAGTTTCTCTTTATCAAGGTCGCGCAGGGTGTTGTATACGTTGATCGCCATAATAATGTTGGCGGGCTGTACACGAATGTTAGCGTCTGATGCTTCAACCTTAGTGACGGGTTGCGAACCAGTGTAGACGTTTTGTGTCTGTTGTTCGGGTGCGTTAGTGCTATAGGTTTCTTGCTTAGGTGTGGTGACTGGTTCTGGTTTTGGATCCGTTTGGGTAGGTGCTACCGCAGGAGCTTTAGTACCAGATTGGTTATTGGCCGGTGTGTCGTTCAAGAACTCGGCGTTCTCTAAGCTGCTGGTAGTTTTCTCTTCCTTAGTGTTGTTAGTAACGACAGTTGAAGGTACTCTACCAGTCACAACAATGGGCGTGCTTGCGTGTGCTACTAGTTTAGGTTCTACGGGTGCGTTATTCGGCGCTGCTGGTTCGGGGGTGGCTTCACCGGTTTGTGCGTATTGTTCGGAGCGTTTCGCGCGGGCTGCTAGGCTGGCCATATAAGTTCTCTTTCCTGTTGTCCCTCACTTTGTGGTGATGGGGTTTTGAATTCTTTACTGTCGGTTATATCAATACTGTAGTGATTATTCGGACATAAGTTTTGCATAATCTACTTCTGGATGTTCGTCATACCATGTTTCTAGGAAGATTTCAGCCCAGAGTTTGATTGCTTGAACAGCGACTACTGTTTCTTCTTTACGTTCTGGTGGTACAAGATGGATAGCCTCTTCGGGGAATGGTGCCGCCGCAATGTTGTTAAGGAAAGCGTAGAGGCAGAACATGTTTGTTTCTGCTGTTCGCACCTGGTCTACTTCTTTGGTTGCGGAGCTATCATGTGATTCTTCTGGTGTGTCAGATCTGCTAGTATTGGTAACTGGCGCGGAACTGTCAAATTCTGGTGGTTCAGGAATGACACGTGCGTCAGAAACCTTATCGACACTATCCTTTTCGTCTTTCACCTCGGCCTGGGCACTGAATGGGTCAGCTTGTGGGTTCATTGCACCGTACGCAGAATACGCACCTACTGAACCGTTCTCCAGGATTTTGTCAGCCTCATCTTCAAGTTCTTGAGAAATTTCTTCTGGTGTTTTCTCTTCATTACCTACTGGTTTTGGTTGCTGAGGTGTTGGCTCGGTAGGAGTAACAATATTCTCCACAATCTCCGAGGCAGCATCCGGGGTTTGACCTTCCGTTTCCTGTTGTACTCGTTGTACAATCTTCGGCAGTTCACGTTTAATTTCTTGAACTTGCTTATTGGTGAGCTGTATTGTGGTATCAGCAGGTGTTGCTTCTTCAAGTGCCCGCACGACTTCTGCTTTATCGAGTAGACGGTAGCTTGTTCGTACACTGAAGTCGAATTCGGTACGCACGTATTCTTCCCAGGTGTTATAGCCGAGCGCACGGTATGCTTTTCCGTCGTGGGCGCGACCTAGCAGAACCCACGCGGCGGTAATAGTGGACTTAATAGATTTTGTGAGTTCCAGAGCTTCATCATAGGTGAGTTCTGATTCATCGTGTAGTGGTTCAGGTAGCACCTCTGAGTCAACACCTTCGATGTCTTCTAACCGATCGAGTTCCATCCAAACAATCCCTTTAACTTTTGGTGGTCTATATCATAAATGGTACGGCCAGTAGCACTGACGCTGACATGACCGGTATGACGGGCACCGTTTTGCCCGACTCTATCAACTTAGCCATCATGTAGATAACTACCATAGCTATCACCATGAATACACTAAGAATGATGGCATTATTATTGGTTGCCAAAATTTCTGGCATAAAAATAGTGTACAGCAGAACTGCCATCATGGTGTCCGCGCTCGGGCAAAGAACGAACAGAAGAAAGAATATGACAATAGGGATAACAAAATACCCGGCATCCCATATTCCAGTACGCATACTATAGGTAAGATGGCAGAAAATTGTTGCTACAATCGCAACCATCATATGGTTTTCACTGGCTCTGCGGAACATGAGGTCGGTTATGCTGTGTACAAACACGACATAAACTAACATAGGAAGGAACAAGCCACCAGCGACAGGAATAAACGAAGCCACTGCCGCCATTAGTAAACCAACACAGTGAAGACCCCACCATTTCCAGTAACCCAAGGCCCACCAAGACGGTTTCGTCAAAGCAGCTATCAGC